TACGATAGTCCTTGTATTCGTCCATAATGCCTTTGATCTCACTCAAAAAGTCACGAGCCTGATCGTTACCAATAGAACCTGACATATCGATAGCAACAGTAATATCGATAGTTTCGTCAAAGTTCATACCAGGAAGAATAGCACCAGTGTGCCAGCCTTTACGACTAGGACGAGCAAAAGTGTAATCGTTACGAATAGTGCTTTGGATTTGCTGACGCAGAAGTTCGCGCCAGTTCATCTTAGGCTCAGTTAGTTCTTTGATCATACGCTGGATCTCACCAGGAGTGTTGCCAGCACCTGCACTCTGTGCAGCATTGATCATTGCTTCTTTGATTTCGTCCTTGATTGCATCAAGTTCGGCCTTGGTCAGTCTAGGACGACCTTTGCCCGAGCCATTGCCTTCTTTGCCATCACCTTCTTCATCGCCTGCTTCCCAGTCAATGTGTTCGTCAAGCAGTTCGCCAAGAGCATCAAAGTCGATCTTATGAGCGTTCTTGAACAGATCGTCATAGACTTCTTCTGAAGTCCACTTATCATACTTGAAGTCTTGATAGCAATCAACTACACGAGGCTTTTGACCAATCTTGTCACGAACAAGAAGGTTGTTAACAATGTAGTCTGCAGAGATGTTGTAAAGCATTGGATCACGATCTTCACGACGAGTAAGGTGATCGTAAACACAGTGAAGGATTTCGTGTGCAATAACAAACTCAATTTCTTTATTGTTCATTGCATTAAAGAACTGAGTGTTAAAGTAAAGATGACGACCGTCTGTTGCCGCAGTCATGCACCATTCGTCGGCACTTTCAACACGCAGACGAGTAGCCATACTACCGAAAAAAGGATGCTTTAGAAGCAAGCCTACACGAGCAACAATAATGCGATCGAGGACGTCTACACGCATACGATCAAGTGCTTCGGGAGTAATGTTAGGATCTGGAGCCCAGTTCTTTTTACGCTTGGATTGAGTCTTTTTGACAGACATAGTTAACCTCTTGTTCAGTGCCTATAATGTAATATAACATATTTACTTGCTTTGTCAAGCATTAGATAGAAAGAGTGGGCAGTTTGACCTGCCCACTCTAGTGTCACCGTATTAGGCCGAAGCAGCACTAATATACTTGCCATAACGAGCGTGGAACTCGTCAAAGCAATCAATTGCTTCGGGATCAATCGGAAGATTATACTGAGTCAGTGCGAGTTTAATACCCATAACAACCAATTCAGTATCGAAGTTATCCATCGAGAACCGCATGAAGTTATTGACCATAAAGTCGAACTTCTTGTCGTTCTTGTCAGATGCTTCTTTAAGTTCGTAGCAGAGCGAGACAGTCAAGGAATACATGGCACTGATTTCACGAGTCTTCATCTCTTTAACCTTACCAGCGAGGATTTCGGTTGGATCGGGCATAGAACTTGCAATCTTACGGTGAGCCATAAACTTGACAGCAAGACCTTCGCCAACTGCACCTGCAACCAGGTCAGTAGTAGTGCCATCGTCAAGGTTATCTTCGAGCAATTCGCTAACAAACGACCACGAACGTGGAGTAGCAAACGAACGGCTAGGAGACTTAGGATCAAAGTCGTAAAGGTCCTTCTTCGAGAAGTTAAGGAAACCTACAACGTCTTTGTTGATTTTGTTGTTAACTGCCCACTGGAACCAATCGTCGAAGTCGACTTTCATTTCAAGGTGGACAAAGCGGTTAGCAAGCGGAGCAGGCATACGATAAGTAACACCTTTATCTGCTTCACGGTTACCAGCAGCAACAATCATAACGTTATCAGGCAGTCGATAAGTACCAACCTTACGGTTAAGAATAAGTTGGTATGCAGCAGCCTGCACAGCCGGAGCAGCACTGTTCATTTCGTCGAGGAAAAGAACAACGTTCTTATGCTTGGCTGCAAACTCTGCGTCGGGCAGTTCGCCTGGAGGAGCCCAAACCATTTTGCTGGTATTGGAATCAAAGTACGGAATACCCTTAATATCAGTGGGTTCCCAAAGGCTAAGACGAACGTCGATAACAGGAGCATTAAATTGCTCTGCAATCTGGTGAACAATGTCCGACTTACCAATACCCGGGGGACCCCAGAGGAAGATCGGACGCTTTTTAAGCATTGCATGACGAATGCTTGCTTTAGCCTTGTTCGGGCTAACAGTACGAGTAAGTTCTGACATGGAGTATTCCTTTCTGTGTTTCAGTGCCTATGTGTTAGTTATACAGCACGAAACACAGAAGGTCAACTACTTTTTTCCCATATGTTGAGATTTTTCATCCAAATGTAATCAGGCTTGTATAATTTGGGTATAGCGTGTTTAAAGTATTCAAGTACATCAAGAGGTGTTTCGTCCATTCTTGCAAAATGTTGAACAAATGACGGATGACGTTGATTGGTGAATCCAAAATACATATCCACATATTCCATTCTAACATAACAAGTGTTGTTGCAAATGTATTCATTATTAAAATTATATAACATTGACTGCAACGCAGTGTGTTCGTCATAATGGTGTCTTACGCGAAAATTTTCTAACCACTGTTTGGCATCAGCAACAGTCCAGTTTTTTATAGGTGGGATATCGTCCCACTCAAAAGAATAAAACCAACTTACCCATCTTTCGTACGGATCTCTAACAATTTTTATAATTGTGTAATCTTCAAAAGACTCTTTAGTAACTCTTCTTCTTTCCACCCATCCTACTGTTTTTAAAACACTTCTTACATGGTTGCTTCCGCATCTTGGCAGAACACAACACACCATCTTTTTTTCGTTATTTACTAATACATCCATTTGATAATTCGTTCTATAATGTTCTAGAACGTGTTAATGCTTTGTTTAATCCGTACTTGCGTACATCGCCACTAAACAATGCAAGTTCTACTGCTTTCTTTTCATTTGTTACAAGTATGCCATCTTTTGTTAAGTAATAAGGGCAATCAATAAATTTGTCTAAAAAAATAATTATTTGAGTTGTTAGTGGCATATCTTTTGGAAAAGGTATGTCATAAACTTTTAAATCAATTTTTTGTATAACTTCAAATCCGTCGTCTGTTAATCTTAAACCACTGTTGTCTTTTTGACGAGTGTTTTGCCACCACAGAGGTAAATGTTCAGTTATCGAATTATCAGAAGTACTTTTTCCAAGTTCTTGTAAAAATAACTTGGTGTAGACTTTTTTATTCATCTTCTACTTCTTCGCCTGTGGTTAATTTATAAACTGCAAAATCTGCGGTCTTAAACATCAAATTTAACTTACTTGCTAAATTAAATGCATGTCCAGGATTAGAAAAACTTGTTTTTTTATATTTTGGACCAGGATAACTTGTTAGACTATTAGAGCTTTTAAGATTAAAAGGCTTGCCTTTATAAAAGACAGCCCATACTGCTTCAGCATCTAGAACTTGTTCACACTTGTAAGTTCTACTATTTGTATACTCTAAAAGAACATTCGGTTTAGGTCTGCTCATTGCGTACTCCAATTATATACGCATATATTTATGACTTATGACCAGTTACCGCCGGCGTCCATTGATATTGTAATAGTTTCGTCGGAGGTTTTAGTGGAATATTCTTTTACAAATTTTTCCAGATCGCCGTTCATTCTACTCATAACAATACCCAAAGTAAATGCAAGGCTTTTTGCAACAGCAATATCTAATCGAACTTCTCTTGCATTGCTGGATTCTGCACCTTTAACCTGTTGTATAAATTGTGTTATAGGTGTTGTGTTAATTGGTTCTGTTGACATTGCTCAATGCAGCCTTCATTTCTAGTTCGGTCTTGAAAGGTCCGAGGTATTCGTTTCTTTCAATAGTAATCAGTTTTGGACAAAAACTTTTAAGCCAGTTAACATTAAATTTGATCAAGTAATAGCCAGCACAATAAACGCTTTTTGACTTTTCACTTTTTGTAAAAAGAGGTAATCTATGCACAATGTCGTACATACTGTTGTACGGTATACTGCGAGTAGGATATCCGTGTACACTAGTATCAGTTTTTGAATTTTCGTTTTGTGTAATTTTGGCAGTAAGAAAGTTTTTACCAAACTGTTTTTTTAATTGCTTCTCATCTTTGTAAAAACTAATCTCACCTTTGCGTGACAGGATAAAAGAATTTTCATCCTTTGTAAGTGTTCCTACACGCATACCTTGATCTTCGACTATCCAAAATCTATTCTCAAGAACTTCTTTTGCTGTAATTTGTTGTTTCACTTTTATTCCTTGGTGTATCTAGCGTTTAATGGCTCTGCATAGAGTGTGGCCTGATCTGCAATTTTTTGCATGTTCCATTTAGCACAAAACTTCATAAGTTTCATACCGACTTGACCGATGTCCTTGGGTTCAACACTATGAATACTAGTGTTTATAACTTCTCTAATATGTGTTGGCTGTGCCGATAGATCACAAAGTATAACGTTACGTTGATAGTCATCGATAACACGGTGTTCGACACCGTTGTGATCTACCCAACGCTGCAACATAAGATTATTCCAAGCAAAGCCTTTGCTTTTTTTATCAGCAAATGCTTCGGTAAGGCCTACTTTGTTTTTTGTACCTTTGACACGTACACCGGGATATGCGGAGAATACGTTGTCGCTGGTGTCGCCGCGCATACACTTTTCAAACAGCATCCATTCTGGGTCGGATGCAGTTTTAACAATGCCAGTCTTTTTATCTTTAATTGGCTTACCTTTGTCGTCAAAAAAGCCTTCGTGCGTGATAATCATATTTTGAACGCCATTGTACTGTTTCACTTTAGGTGAAATCAACTGTGCAAAGTCGCCATCTGTACTAATAATCACGTGACTGTCATTGGGATGATTTTGGATCCATCCAGCAATAAGGTCGTCTGCTTCAAGCACAGGATTCTGAAGTACAGTACAGTTGGTTTTATTAGTAACAAAGTCTTTAAACTCGTCAAAGATTTCCCAAAACACTTTGTCTTCTTCTGCTTCTCTCGGACTCATAGCATTACGAGTTTCTTGACGATTACGCTTGTATGGCTGATAAAAGTCTTTGCGCCAACTACGACCTTCAAGACAAAAGACAACGTGGTCGGCTTTAAAGTCTGTCCACGCTTTCTTAATGCTGTTAAATGTAATGTGTAGAGCCATGCCTACTTTTGTATCGATGTCGCCACGAACAACGTGTCGGGCACGAAAAAAAGTGTTAGCAGTGTCTACAAGAATGTAAGTTGTCATGATACTTCTGATTTGCCTTTTGCAATGGGTACTACATTAATATAGCCGGAACCGCGCTGTGTGTCAAGTCCTTCTGCATTCAACATTTGAAAAACAATGTCTCTAAACCAACGATCTACAATTTCTTCTTCAGGATCTGCTTCTGTACCATACCCATACAACATTAATTCTTTAATAAAGTATTCATTCCAGTCTAGTTCAAAAAACCCGTTGCGAATATTTTCTGGATTGATCTTGGTTTCAAGAACAGAAACGTAAGGCTCTTCTTTGCGAGTTGCACGATCTTTAGGAGAAAGACGTGCTAATTCTGCTTCTTCTTCGGCTTTTATTCTTTCAACTGTAAGTCGTTGTAATTCTTCTTCTTCTTTTATTCGTTTTGTTTCTGCTTCGATAGCAGCGGCTTCAATGGCTGCAACACCTGTTATTTTTTTGAGCCAATTTTTTACCATCCGATTTTCTCCCAAGGTACATCTTTGTCTCCAAAGTGTCCATATACACAATTTTTGCTATACTCGTGAAAGTTAAACAAATCAAATCTATCAATAATGCCTTTTGGACTTAGATCGATTTCGTTGCGAATAAAGCGTTCAATACTACGATTATGACCATTGCTGTCAATAAGAATACTAGTTGGCTGTTTAACACCGATAGCATAACTCAATTGAATGTTACACCAATCTGCCATTTCATCTGCTACTACGTTTTTAGCAAGCCAGCGAGCCATATATGCAGCACTGCGGTCTACTTTGGTAGGATCCTTGCCACTAAACGCACCACCACCGTGGGGAGCAAATCCACCGTAGGTATCAACAATAATCTTACGTCCAGTTACACCAGCATCGCCGTCTGGTCCACCGATAACAAAATTTCCAGTAGGATTGATGTGCCAAACAGTGCGTTCATCAATTAAATCTCCCAATACCTGTTTTACTGCATCACGAATTGGTGCCTTAACACTGTGATTAAACCCATCACGGTGCTGTTGACTAACAACAATTTGATCGATACGTTTAATGATACCTTCGCGCCTAGCACCATTATACTCAACACTTACTTGTGATTTAGCATCGGGCAACAAGAAATTATAGCCATCTAGTCGCATTGCTTTTAGTTTTTTCAAAATTTCATGACTGTAATGAATAGGTGCTGGCATCATGCTAGGTGTATGATTACAAGCATAACCAAACATAATGCCTTGATCACCGGCACCAAAATCGTCTGTGCCTAGAGCAATATCAGCACTTTGACTATGGATTTCATTGTAGATCTTTAGTCGATCCCAATGAAACCCATCTTGTTCATAGCCAATCTCTCGAACCTTATTGCGTACAATTTCGTTGACTTCGTCTTTGTTTAGATTAAAGTTCTTTACTTCGCCCGCCAACGTAACATGGTTGGTAGTTACAAGTGTTTCGACTGCAACACGAGTAGTAGTGTCACCTGCCTTTAACCCAGC